ATTTGACTTTCATCAATATCTGGTGTAACAATCTAACGGATACACCAGATGTGGTGGTTAAGTGACACACCCTCCACAAGAGGCCCTCACATGACGCAACAGACGACCCCGGAACCCGAACAGGCCGCAGTTGAGGTACAGGCTGAGTCTACCGAAGAGGTGGACTGGAAGGTCCGTGCCGAGGAAGCGGAAGTCAAACTCAAGAAGGCACAGAACGACCTGAACTCACAGCAGGGCCGTGACCGTACCAGGGACGAGTGGCAACATCAACTCGCTGATATCGGAGACAGGCTAGGCGCTATGGAGGCGGCCAACCAGGCCGTTATCCGCGCTTTCTCCACTGGCGATACCGACGCATTGCCCTCCGAACTCTCCACGATCACGGCCAGGCAGAACCAGACGGCAGCCGCCCGGTCTTACGAGGCCCGCTACGCTGCTCTCTCTGAAGAACTGCGAGAAGCTGTGCAGGACGGCGACGGCAACCAGGTGCTAGACCTCTACGAGTCCACCGAGTTGGAAGAGGTGCGCCAGGAATGGGTCGCAGCCCACAAGGCGAAAGACCCTGCCGCTCTGGCTAGTGCGATAGGCAAGACCCACCGGATAGCCCGACAGGTCGAAAGGAATGGCGGGTCGTCAGCGGAGCAACGCATCCGCGAAGAGGAAAGGGCTGCCGCCCGCACCCGGCTGGAAGCAGCCGGTATCTATGACCTGGACACGGGGCCTTCGGGCGCCGGTTCTGGGTTGGCAGACATGGACTTCCTGAACGCTTACGGTAGCAACCCGGAACGCTACAGCAGCAAGGAAGACCGGGCAAGGGCAGACAAGATACTTAAAAACCTGAGATAAGGAGAGAGGTATGGCTGCTGGCGATACCATAACTCAATCGTTAGACGATAGCCTTCCGGTGGTCGTTGCGGCCGCCAGGCAGGTACGGGAGTTCGAGGGCGTCATGCCCAACCTGTGCGACAAGGTCACCCTGGACGAGGGGACGGGCCAATCCTGGCGTGAAGTCAGCATGGCCCAACTCACCGCCCAAGAAGTCACCGAGACGACCAGGCTCGACAACCCGCAGCAGATGAGCGACACGCTCTTCACCATCACCCCGACCGTGGTCGGCATCCAGACACTGGTGACTGACAGGGTCGCGGCCCGTATCTCCCCCAAGGCTTACGCCCAGGTGGGGAGTTTGGCCCAGAACGCTATCGAGCGTAAGAAGGACGAGGACGGCCTGACCGTGCTTGACGGTGCTACCACTGAACTTGGTGGTTCTTCGACCACCCTGACGAGCGGGCACATATCGGCCGCCACCTACCGAATCAGCAGCAACACCACCGAGCCGGGGAATCCCCCGTACCGGTGCGTACTCCACGGCTTCCAGATCAAGGACATAGCCGATGAGATAACTGCTGGCGTAGGGACCTACAACCTGAGCGAGGGTCCAACCGCCCGTGTCTTCGCGGAGAAGTTCCAGGGCATGATAGCCGGGGCTCAGATATACGAGGATGGCAACATCACCATAACCAGCAACGCTGCCAAGGGCGGCGTGTTCGCCCAGGAAGCCATCGTCATCGTCCAGGGACGAGCCCCGCGCACGGCCACGGTACGGCGTGAGGACATCGGCGGTGGTGCTACCGTACTGTATCTCTATGATGAATACGCCTACGGTGAGCGTTCCTCCGGGAATTGGTTGTTTGAGATTCATAGTGACGCAACTGCCCCTACCTCGTAACATGACGCTAACTTTTGGCAGCCACGACGAGATGTATTGCGTGGCTGACCAGGCATAGGAGATGTTGATATGCCACAGAGTGGATCAGGCAGGATCGAGATATTCGAGGACTTCATCGGTGCGGAATGGATAATCGCCAATACGGCCGCGTCTGGCGCCATCGGTTCCCTGCGGGTGATAGGTGACGGCGTTGCTGAGACCGACTCCGGTGCCGTCAACCTTGAGTCTGACGGGATGAGCGGGGTAGTGCAACTTACCAGTACCAACGAGGACAAGCACGGCGTTTACATCGCCACCCCGGTCATGTTCGATGTGGGACTCATGGGGCCATTGGTCCTGGAAGCCCGTTTGCGGCTCCCGGCCCTGGCTAACCGTGAGGTCTTCATCGGTTTCTCCGACGTGAACAGTGACGACCTTAGTTTGGAAGACGACCTGGTACATGGTGGCACCGCTACCATAACCCTGACCGCTTCCGACCTGGTCGGGTTCCTATTCTCCTCTGAACTTTCTGATTCAGAGGACTGGCACACTGTCTACAACGGCGGCACCACCACGGGCGAGACCACTTCAACGAGCCTCGACGTGAACGATGATGCGGTAGCCGGCGAGTACCAGATATTCCGGGTGGAGATAGCCCCTAACGGGACGGCCTTCTTCTATATCGACGGCGCGGCTGTCGGTGGAAGCGATTCTGCCAAGAGCAGCGGTGTCTCTGGTGCCGTATCTACTAGCGTAGACCTGGCAGTGGTTGTCGGCGTCGAGTCGAAGACCACCAGCAACCTCACGCTGGACATCGACTACATCAAGATCATGGCTAACCGCGACTGGGTCGTCTAGTCATAGATGAGTGCCCGGGGCAACCCGGGCGCCAACCTTATCATGTGCTGCTGTAGCAGCTAAGGAGTTAAGATGCCCGCAAGACGAGGATTCAGGTGGGACCAGGGCAACTCGCGACTTGAGGTCCAGGTGGACGGCACCATCGCCGCCCGCTTCGATGATACCGGGGCTTATCTGACCGTCCCTGCCGGTGGCATAACGGTCACGGCTGGCGACCTCACGGTTACGGCCGGTGACGCTCATGTGGTGGCCGAGAACCTCTACATGGGTGCCGAGACTGCTTTCGCCTCGACCGAGCCTACGAGCGCGGTTGTCTTCAAGACGGGAACGGCCCCTGCCGGTGCCATCGTCACTTCAAGTGCCGTGTTCGCTAACGACACGGTGTTGCGGAAGATAATCGCAGACGGCACGGTTTCCAGCGTGGGCTGACCATGCTGGAAGCCCTTCTGTTTACAGGCCAGATACCGGAGATAGACTGGGAGCATGGCGATGACCTGTGCGATTGCACCTTCCAGCGCATCGGGTACTGGACGAACCCCTACCTTGCCAGGACGTTGAAGATACGTCTTTGTTGTGCGTGGAAGGTACTTGCCGAGCAGAACCCCGAGATAGCCGCCCTGATGCAGGAGATCCCTGCCTATGACGACTACAACGGGAAACGCTGGGTAAGCGAACCGGCGGCGTGGAACTCGAAAGAGGCCGACATGCCCCGGGCTTTGTGGCACCGCCAACTCTCCATCCAGCAGGAGAAACCTCTGGAACAGGTGCGCCGTGAGTACGACCACCTGGAACCGCCGCGCAGGGTAAGGCATGGGCATACCGCTAAAGTGTGATCTGGACGACATCCTCCTGGCCTACGGGGAAGCCTGCATGAAGATAAGGCTCCTTGAGGCCCAGGTTACCGAGTTACAGGAATTGTTGGGTGGTAGTGATGGGACGAGTGACGGTCGCTACACAATGGATAGATTCCAACGAACCGGCCTTTCGTCTGAGGGAGATGAACCTTCAGGCACCGAACGGAACCGGGTGGCATCGCTACCAGATTATTAGCGTTGTCCGGGACGACCGGCTGGCCGAATACCGAGAAGACCTCGGTCCCCGGGAGGACTTCCCTGCCGACGAGTTCGAGATACCCGGCGGGGTCTGGGACTCGCTCACCGGCAAGGGGGAGATACTCCACACCGTCGCTGAACTCCGGGCATACGCTGCCGCCCACCGCCAAGAAGGCAGTTTCTCTGAGTGGTACGAGCATAACCGTGGTGAGGCTTTGCCTACGACCAACCTTACCGAGGGCCTGTATGACCACTGGGAGAAGAAGCGAACGATAACCAAGGAGAGCGGATTATGACCACACCGACCACACCCGAATTTATCGAAGAGTTGCTACAGGAAGTGGAGGAAGCCGAAGAACCGGGCAACCTCCGTGAGGGCCAAGTCCTGCACCGAAGCAACGATGACATGCCTCTGGGCGTCCAGGTAGCCAGCGTGGAATCGGCCGGCCACGTCTTCATCTATAACACCAAGACGGGGAGCCAGTCAAAGACCAACCGGAACATGCTAGAAGCCCAGTTAAGGAAGGTCTTCCCGGAGGACGGCACCCGGGTGTTCACCACGGTCAAGCCACCCTTCGAGCCGCCGAGGGGCACCTACAAGTGCCTGCTCCACGCTGACAATGAGGAGCGGGCACACTACGACCAGATGGGTCTGGCTACCTGCACCAAGGACGACCTGGCCTCGGAGTACCAGGTGCAGCGGCACATGGAGAGGCGCCACCGCATGGAGTGGGCGACCATCGGTGAAGAGCGTGACCGGGCTGAGAAAGACGAGGAGAGGCGGTTCCAGCGCACCTTGATGGCGGCGATAGCCCAGGTCGGGACCAACGGGGCTCCCAACCGTTCCAACAGGCCCGTCTGCGACCAGTGCGGCAGGACTTTCAAGAGCGACGCCGGGGTGAAGCTTCACGTCCGGCAGAAGCACCAGGAGGTAACCGATGCCATTCGTTCAAACTAGCGTGGTAGACAGCGATGGGTCCATCACCACTGCCCCGGCCATAGTCTACGGAGTATTGGCAGCGGCCGGCGCGACCGGTGGGTTGTGGCAACTGAACGACTCCACCGA